CAGAAATTACTGAAGTAGATACGTTTGAACAAGGTATAAAATGTTTACGTGATGCTTCTGGTGCTGAATACCACGCAGATTTATACATAGACTGTAGTGGATTTAAAAGTTTATTATTAGGAAAAACATTAGGTGTTAGATATATAGACGAAAGTGAAAATTTACCATGTAATAGAGCAGTTGCTATTCCTACACAATATACTAATCCACAAGAAGAATGTCATCCTTATACAAAAGCAACTACTATGAAAAACGGTTGGCGTTGGACTATTCCAACTTATGATCGTATTGGTAATGGCTATGTTTACAGTGATGCATACTGTTCAAAAGAAGATGCAGAAGCAGAATTACGCGAAGCAATTGGCGAGTTTGATGCTCCTGCAAATCATTTAGAAATGCGTATTGGTACACACGAAGGTATTGCACACGATAACGTAGTAGCAATAGGATTAAGTGCAGGATTTGTAGAACCATTAGAAGCAACAGGAATAACATTTACTACAAAGTCAGTTGAATTTTTAGTAGAGAGTTTAAGATTTAGTGATGGTGCATGGGGTAAGGATAATTTACATTATATTAACAATCAATGGTTAGCAATGTACTATGAAATTAGAGATTTTATTTTTACACACTATAAATTTGCTTCTAGAAAAGACACACAATTTTGGAGAGATGTTACAAGCAAAGAACTTCCTGATACATGTAAGAAAAGATTAGAAATGTTTGTACCTGGTCCAAAGGATAGTATGTTCTTACCTGGGATCACTAGTATGTTTCATACAGGACAATGGTTTGAAATGTTATACGGCAGTGACTTTTATGACAAAAGTATTTCTTTTATGAGTGATGATTATTTGAAATATTCAGAAAGTTATGTTGATAGTGAAAACTATCGTATAGATCGTACAATGCGTGACTTAGACAACCATTATGACTATCTCACAAAATGGTATAAGAACATATAAATAGTTGTATGAGCATGATTAAAAGATTTTATACAACCAACGTATATGAAGTAACAGACGTCACAGGTGATGTAAGTTTTAGAATGGGGCCATTCTTTACTGAACAAGTAAGAATAGCAACAAGTAATTCAGCATTTCATTTAAGATTTACAACAGATGAAAATTCACTAAACGAATTAATTACTGCTGAAACTTATGATCTTATCATTCCACCTAACTGTATTGAAATAATGCCAAACGTTCGTGGTGGGTTTATTGCAGTTAAGCCAATTAAATACGGCGAAGATAGTACGTTTGTAGACGCTAAAATTTCAATTACTGAAATCGATTTGCTCTATGACGCAAGAAGATAATTTATATAAAGTTTTAGGCGTTAACGCTAGTGCTTCTCAAAGTGAAATTAAAGAAGCATACAGAAAATTGTCTATGAAAACTCACCCTGATAGAAAAGGTGATCCAAAAGTTTTTCAAAAAGTTAAAGAAGCATATGATATATTAAGTAACCCTGATAAACGCAGTCGTTACGATATAATGATTAACCTTGTGCGTATTAGTGGGCCTGACATTCAAGTTGTAGGCGATGATAAAGATATTAAGTTTGAAGTAAAACAGGGTATGGGTACTGTTACAATTACTCCTAAGTAAATTTTTTCTTTACATGAAAGTTCTTTTTATAAGCCTCGTCACCAGAGTTTCCTAATACTCCTTGATGACTCTTCCATTCGTTCCAATCTGTTGTACCAACTTCCATTTCCCAATCTTGTCTTTTAAAAGGAATAACTTGTACCATTGGAGTTTTAGTATCAAAATTAAATTCTCCTCCTAAAGGCGTATTCATTATAAAAGGAAAATTAACAGGAACTCTGTATGAGTCTGTATCAACTATACCACTCAACATATGATATTGATCATTTGGAACATTTAGTGGGTGAGTAAAAAAGCAACTCCAACCTGGTGGTGTTTCAATAATCCACGGACTAGCAAATTTTAATACAGGTTTGCCATACCACGGAGCATTTTCAAACTGCCCAATAGCATGTGAACTCATAAACATTGATCCTTTACCTGTTTTAGAAACTTGTGAATCTGTAATACGTTTAACATTAAGTGTAGAACAAAAATTAATTATATACCCCGATGTTATTGCATCTAAAAATGGTGGGCATTTCTTAATAGTAGGCATAGTATCAATAGGACCTCCTAATGGTTTAGTTTGTTTAAACCAATCAGGTACCATCTTTGTAGCAGGCATAGGATCAGGAATTTCTTCCCAATCTTCAAATTTATCAACAACTACTTGTTGTGCTGTTAAACTATTAATTGCTCCGGGGGGTTTAGTAAATTTAATCTTCAGTTTGTCCATTGTAGTAGTACTTATTATATAACTATTTGTATGAAGAATGAACTGAACATTAGCGGTATCTTTCCAATACCAATTGCAACCACAACTATTGATCTTCCAGATATATCCAAAATAAATTGGGTACAAGGTGATAATTTCTTACAAAGTGAAGATGACTTACATAAAAAAGATTATATGAAAGATACTGTAAAAAGTATTTTAGATAGTGCATGTGCATTTAGTGAAACAGTAGGTTGGAGAAAAGAAGAATATTTTATTACTCAGATGTGGGGTAATAAGTATGCACCAAACACTGACGAAAAAGAAGGTGGAAATATCTATTCACATTTTCATTCAAATAGTTTAATAAGTGGTGTATTGTATTTTGAAGAAAACACTCCAACTAGAATTTACAATCACGATAAAACAAGACAAATTATAAAAACTAGTAGTGCAGAAAATACTGCATTCACAAGTGAAATATTTACTATCAATGCTATGCCTGGAAGATTATTATTATTTCCAAGTTATCTAGTACATGATAGTCAACCAAGCGATAAAGAACGTGTAACTATTGCGTTCAATATACTTCCAAAAAGTTTAGGTATTAAGATGGATTATAACTATCTTGATTTATCAAACGTAACTTAAACAATTAAATCTAAAACTGTTTGTAACTTGTCTTTTATTACACGATTTTGTAATGTATTACGCAATCCTACGTGTAATGGTTTAGGCCAACAATTAACATTAGTCCAAGCATAACCACTATGTTCGTCATTTAATGTAGGAATGAATTCATTATCAATAATAGCAAGGTATGTATGAAAATGAAATTTACTATCGTTTGATGTAAACATTTCTAAAGGAATAACTTTTTTAATTGTTGGAGTTTTTCCAACTTCTTCACTTATTTCACGTTCAAGTGCTGTCCACGGAGTTTCATTTCCTTCAGCCATTCCACCAACAAGTCCCCACTGTCCAGCAGTTTTTGTTTTAGTTCGTTCTAAGAATAGAAATCGTTTGGTATTACGAGCATAAAATAATGCTCCACTGCAAACAATGTTTTTATCTTTTATAGTACTAGTCGCCATGACCCTTTTAAATACTCACCTTCATAACTTTTTAACCAGGCGCCAGCATCATTTGTGAACTTGTACTGTACTCCTGTATATGTATTAGTTATGTAGACAGGGGTCTGTGCTACGCTAGAATCGGCACGCTCATCATTAGAACCTGCATCAAAAGTAATTTCCCAGTTGCTTCCATTCCATGTAATGATATCGTTTGTACTTGCTTGTACAACTGTACCATCTGCATTTTGCCAAGCATTCATATTAGAATCTGAACTGTCATTCTTTAAGTGTTGATGTATGTCATTTAGAATTAGATAACGTGTACCTTGTGCTAGGTTGTCTAAGTCTGGATTAAATGTTAATGGATCAATTATAGCATCAATAGTTCCTCTACTAGCAACACTGTCTGTAAGAATTGTGTTTCCAGGCACTGTATCACTATCAAAGTTTAAAACTATTTGTGTGTCATCAGTTGGATTTACACTTGCTGTTGCAACTATTTCGTTGCCGTCTGCTTTTGCTAATCTTATTGTACTTAACCCTGCTCTAAATTTGCCTGGATATTGATCTAATAGTTTAAACCAACTAACAGCCTCTCCGGTTCTATCAAAGTTACCTGGTGTTGGTTCTGATACTCCTTCAGCAGGTGCTAATAATTTAGCAGTATTGTTTAATACTAACAAGCCAAAGTTTCCTGGTGTAACATTCACTGTTGCCATTGGATCAGCGGCGTCAATAATACCGTCTGAAATACTTCCTGTTTCGTCAAATACACTCATTACAATTTTTTCAATTACACCTAACTGTTTTACTTTTGCTGGAGGTGTAATCCATATAGGCATTGTAAATGTAAGTTCTCCAATATCAATTTCTGTTTCTGTTCCTTGAGGAATAGATCTAGTACTAAAGTTTACACTTTGAAGTTCAATTAAACTTAAACTTGTCCAGTCAACATAGTTTGCTGTGCTTTGTATTTCTAAACTAGGATTAAACAATACCAGCATTTGTTCCATAATTTGTAATTTTTGATCAGTGTTAGTACTCCATACATCACATTTCATTTGCAAGTTAAATGGTACAGGCATTAATCTTTCAACTGTATATCCTGGTCCTTGTGCAGAAGTATATTCACCCGTAGTAGCATCATAATCTCTTTCACGTAAATGAACTTTACTTACATGAGTTGGATTTTGTACTCTGTCTCTTGCATATTCTAATCCTGTTATGTAACAACTAACACGAGGAGCACTTACAACTTTGTTTTCACTGTTGTCTCTAATAATATGTGCTACTTGTCTAGTAAGATTTCCGTAACTTGTTGGTATCTTACGTAAAGTGCCTGCACTATCTTTGTAACTAAAGTTACTCATAACACGAACAAACTGTGTTACAAAGCGTCTTATTTGTCCATCATAAAAATGTTGCATTAATTATCTGCCTTTGGTTTAAGTACTTGTGACAATGCTTGACGTTGCTCAACTTCTTTATTATTAATTGTTTGCTTCTTGTCATTATTAACAAAAGTACCAATTTGGTTTTGTGCAGTATCGCTACTTGGTGTTTGTACTCTTACATTATCCTCAAATTTAGTCCATCGTCTTCCATTGTATCTAAACAATCTGTTTGGAAAATAATCTGTTCTAAGAAAAAATTCACCTTCTACAGCACCTTGAGGAAACTGTGAACCAAATCCGTATGGTTTTCCGTTAGTAGGTAATCCATCATCTGTTAAGTAACCAACATAATAGTTGTTTTTAGCAGATTTTAAAATTGCACTTGCATCTAATTTAGTAGTATCTACTTTAATATCTGTCTGCGATCCTTCTTCAGTTAACACATTACCACTGTCATCAGTTGGTACTACAAAATATTGTTTTGTATCATATCCACCTACTACTGGTTGATTTGGATCTCCAGTTATATCTTCATTTGCTTGATTCAACACTGCTTCGTTAATCTGCATTTCTTTTTCGTATGTTGATAAAACATCACGTATAGTAGATCCTGTTCCTTCTCCACTATCTTTATCAAAAATTTCTTTAAATTCTTGGCTAT